AAGTCCGCCCCAGCTCGATCCCGTTTGATTACTTCGATGGTACCAACGAATTCGTAACCGTCTACTTCCGAGCTTACGTTAATTTTGTCTCCTACTTCTACGAAAATCCCGTTCTTATCCTTCATGAGTAAAATTAAACTTCAACTCCAGCCCGGGCTACAGCCAGCATTTCGATTGCTCTTCCCAAAGCGATTTTGTTACCTAAACGACGGTTAAAATTGTCTTGCTGAGAGCAATACGAAATACCAAATCCGGTATTTTGGTCATACGGATCTGTAATTTCAATAGTTGTCTTGCCTCCACGGGAAAGCGGAACTTTATTCTTGTCGTAAGGACGCTCGTGCATCACTCGGACCTTATACCCTGCTTGTCTCAATTCTCTAATTGTTTTTGTCATGTGTTTATTTACTGGTGAACTACATCTTACGTCTTTTGTATATAAAAATCAACTAGGGGATTTGTATAAAAAAAGGCTGGCTGATGCGAACACCAGCCAGCCAAACTCTATTTGCTACTAAGAAATAGCAACTACCTTAACCCATTCAGGATACCTTTCGATACTACAGCCGTCGCGTTCCAATTATGTAGGCTCTCGATATGATCAGTAACAACGCTGAAATCAAGGACTTTACCAGTCCCGAACATCGCATCCAGCCCCTCATAAAAGAGCCGAACAGCGTCTTCCGTAAAGACCAAGTGCGATCCATTGAGCTCCGCAAAAGCTTGCTCATCACGCCGTTTACAAATCACCACGACTTCTGTAGGGACTTGTTTACGACACATTTCTACAATGTCCTCGATGTAAACGGGATCTTTTGGATTGAATTGAACTGTCACACGAGCGACTGATCGTTGGCTGTGGCCATTTGCAGCGCGGCCTCGGGTCAGAATCGCGTCTTGTGCTAATTCAAACGAGCACGGACAAGTGGAGCTATAAATATAGTCTACGGTCAGATAGAACGTATAATCCGCTCCATGTTTCTGGCCTTCGAGAACGCAGTTGTAATAGATATATCCTTCTGCCTTTTTGTGCCCGATCTTTTTGCCGTCAACGATCTTGAATACTTGTTCGTCTGGAGCGTCGTCTGGTAATTCAACGCGAGTACGCAAAGCTTCTTGCACCCAAGGATATTTGAACTTGAGTTTGCAATAAACATTATTAGAGCCTTGTTTCTTCTGCAAAGCATCTAGAATATGAGTAATACCGTCAATCGAAACATGATTAGCAATCTGCTCATGCATGACAATCGGAAATCTGCTCAAGTTTAGACCTTTAGCGTTTGGATTATCTAACGAACCATACAGAGAAACACTTGTCGTAAGTTTCTCGATTGTTCCGTCTCTTCTGATGAAGTTAACAGGCAGATCGACTCCAGAAACTCCAACTTTGTTAAGAGGAACACGTGCTCCCAAAACAACAGGATTTACCTGGGGATCTGGAAGATCTGAATCCTCTGGATAATATGCATCATCGTAGCTAAACGAAAGATGCGGCATCTTATTTGAATAATCTGTAAAAGAATTAGACATTTAGTAAAAGTACTACGATTTGATCTTAGAGGTCGGCGAGGAGGGCCTTGAGCTCTTTGTCTGTATCGCTACTAGTTACGTCTTCGTCTGGATCAAACTTATTCGAAGAGGCTTTGGTTGCCGAACTCTTCGTCGAGGGGGACGGGAGCGGCTCGTCTGGTTCAATATCTTCCTGCTCTGCTGGGCTGCCAACTGAGATGTTGAAGAAGTGTTCATCAAGCAGTCGCTGCATTTCTGCTGGAGTGGTTTGCTTGTTGATCGACTTGAGGTCGTGAATCGAATCCAAAATCTCCTGACAGCGGGCGTCATTGACATCGGACAATTTTGCTGCTGTGAGGAATTTCGACGACGCATATGTCACATACTGCTTCGATCCTTTTGCATTGCCCGTACGATTTTCACACTTGATCCGGAGGGTACTTCCGTTCTGAACGTCGAAGATCTTCTCAACACCGAACTCGTCGGAGTCGTCTCCGTCAATAGCGCTCTGAATAACCTTCGCTAGTTCCTTCCCGTATCGAAGGATTTTTACTTTACCTTCATTCTCTGGATTCACTGGATCACTCACCACGTAAACATTAACGACCCAATTTTCTTTCCGAGAAAGAACTGCTGCTGCTTTCTTTTCCGATTCAGTCCCCGTACGATAAGTCTTGAGATAATAGGTATCAATCGGACAAGCCTCTCCGAAAGTTGATGGGCACATGGCCGTTACAAACTTTCCTGTAGAATTCGAGGTCCAAGCGTGCAAGAAGTAATGAAAGATTGTATCTTTCGGGGAGTTCTGGTTTGGTACAAGGCGAACTTGATATGTATTGCCTGGAACAAACTTCATAATCTCTTTGAATGCCGGATTTCCTCCCTTTTCCTTATCCTCCGACTGAGCTTGTTTGATTGCATCGAACATTGATTTTAGTTTAGTATTCATAGTATTGTTAGTTGGTTTGGTGTTTAGTTTCATTGTTTTTTAGTATTTGTCAACTCTTTGTCGACAAAATTGTTTAGAGTGTTTAGTGCTTTAGTGAGAAACGGCTTAAGAATAGCCGATTTGTTATACTTATTATAAAGTTCTTGAAAACGCTCGATAAAATTGTTTACAAAAAATCTTTGTATATCTTGCTGCAATGTTTGGACTGCTGTGAGCACGTTGGAAAATCCCATCATGACGTAAATATTAATTTTGTTTTGCTTGTAGTGAGACATCCAAGTAAACAGATCAGCAGTTCGGTGGAAAGGATACTGATGAATATAAAGACCGTTGTCAATACAGAATTTTGCAATGAAATGTAAGGATTCTTTGACGCTATCTAGTTGTGTGTCGGGATCTTGAGAAAACAAAACCTGTTTATACATGGCATAAGCCTTTACAGCTCTCATCGTAGAGAAATAGTCTAAGCCAAAGTATTGTACATCAGGATACAATTTATAAGGAGCCTCGAAGAAAACGTCCAAATCTATTTCTGGATGCTTTTTGAACAAACTAGTTATTCGTTTAAGGTGTTTATGCTTGTCTGTATCTACAATATCATCGAAGCGTTGCTTGACTCGAAAAGGTTTGTTCTTTAAAGAACGAGAAATTGCTAAATGTTTATTATAAACGCTTTTCTCGAAACTAGTGACCTCGCTTTTTTGCATGTAACTTACGAATACTGGACTTTGTTATTTTAGATTTTACTAGGGATGGATGTAAAATCAACAAAGAAAGTACGGCTTCCTCAAAGGAAGAAGACGAAGTAACTTCCACAAAAAAATCCTGATAATCTTTACGTTCAAGAAGAAGTACGAATAAAGCGGTAACATTGATCTTCTTGCCTTCCAGCATAGAAATTAAGGATCCGGCTTTCAGCAAACCCTCCATAAAATCTCTGTTTTGCAGATGGTCTGTCGGCGAACCAGTCGAGGTTTCTAAATTTAAAGCGGAAAAGCCTAACATCCATTTTATTTATAGGGCTTCAGCATCTTGGTAAACTCTATAAACTCATCGGTTAGGTGGCCGCCGGCTGCTGCTGGGTGTCCACCACCTGACGCAATTCGTTGTACAAATTTTGACACGTCTACCAAATGATTTTTTGGACTTCGCCGAACGGCAATGCGTTTCTGTCGCACCATTACAGCAATAGCAATGTCTATTTCATGAGTATCAAATAGATGTTCACAGCACTCTGCTACATACCGATCGCAATTCACTGCCCCTACTTTTACCCTGGCTCCCTCAAAGTCAATCTCCCCAAAAAATGGCTCCATTGTTTCCAAGTATTCTGCCACGTGTTTTTTATACAACGCGATAGTATTCAATTTGAATTTATCAAAAGGGACAAAGCCGTTATAATAATCTTGGATGAAAGATGAGATTTTATTAGTCATCTCGTGAAAGACAATATTCAACTCCGATGACAATGCTAATTTCTTCGAATTAGAATCCCAATCGTCTGCTAATGCAATCAAAGTTTTGCGAGCTTCAGATAGGTTTTTATCTTTGAGGAAATACTCATACATCATCTTGGCACACGAAGGGGCGTTTGTAATTCGTGCTTTCGCGTGCTTAAATGGGTATATATTTGTTTGGTGGTGATCTATGATTACTGTATCAGCATTGTCGATCTTATGGCCTATTTTGGATACGTCTAAATCCAAAAAGAACAAACGGTGATTTGAAAGTTTTTTCTCGACCCACTTGTCATAATCTTGTTCTAATTTCATGGGCGTAGTCGCTACGTAATCAGGTTTGTAGCCTAACGCCCAACATAAAGCCAAGTATGATACAATCCCGTCGAGATCTGAATGAAAGAAGGTGGTTATTGAATTATTCACGATTGATTTGGTTTAAAGCTGAATCTAATTTGCGGACATCTGATTCTGTAGAACTCTCGTCATCGAAGTAATCTAAAGAAGTTTCTTTGAGAGTCAACGTGTTGAAGTTGCACTTGAATGCTCCTGTGCCGAAATTCGGACCAAAACGGTTTTTCTGAAAACTCATGTTGATGATACCCAACTCGGTTGACTCCTCATCTCTCCACAAAGAACAAATCGTGTCAGCAGTGGCAGCAAGTCCTATACTTTCGGCAATCCCCTCCATTCCTGGCGATGCAGTATTAAAAGCTCCACGGTTTAATTGCGTGGCGGACACTACTGGTATATTGTACTTAAACGCAAGGGCCCGCAAATGCTCTGACACTTCTTTTACAGATTCGTACGAATTCATATTCTTCCCAAGAGGCTGCAGTAGATTAATGTAATCAATAACCACAACGTCCGGAACAAACCCCTTGTGCTTGAGTTTTTCAATAAAGCCATCGAGCTGTCGTACTGTCAAAGTTTTGGGTGGAAACTCCTTAATCACGAGGTTGCTAGAAATTTGCTTTTTTATATGTTTCAAAGACTCGACTAGTTCGCTCGTGTAAGTTTTGAGATCTCCATGGGGAATCTGAGACAACTGCGTACTAATTCGTTTTGCATACATGAATTCCGACATTTCCAAGGAAACAAGCAAAACGTTTTTACCTTGCTGAACTAAATTAGCAGCAATGTTTCCGAGCACAATTGATTTCCCCACATTGACTTGACCAGCAAATACATTCAAGGTTTTCGGAAAGAGTCCTCCTTCCGTTTTCTCGTCATAAAACTTCCAGCCGGTAGGAATGGGATGATAAACTGTTTGCAGATCATTGATATGTTTCTCAATATCGTCGAAATACCAATGACCCAAATTATCCCTCAGAGAAATGTTGTATGCCTTTTCAAAGCCAGATAGAGCTGTTTCGATTTGAAATGTTTGATCTGAAAATTTCTCGGCGATGTCCAGGATTGTTTTATATAAGAATCTTTCTTTTAAGAAACGCTCTGTGTTCGAGAGCAACTCGTCTCTATTAAAGTTCGTGTCTAAATCCTTTAGCAAGAGTTTGACCTCCGACAAAGATTTTTTGTCTTCGTCGGAGGCCATTCGTGACTTTAATTCTGTAACAGACGGAACAGATCCGCGATCGTTAAAGAATTCTAAGACCTTTCCAGCTACTCTCCCGATGTGCTTGTTATTGAAAAAAGCAACGTCGAGGTGAGAGGAAATACTACTTACAAACTCACTGCTAGTGAGTAAGTTGAATAGAATTACATTCTCAAAGAAATCAAGATCGAGTTTAGACGTCATCGTCGGCATTATCCTCTACATCATCTGTATCGTCAACGGCCGAATCCATGACACCATAGCATAATTCCTTTTGTAGAGACTCTTCCAACACAGGCAAGAGTTTTTCCCAGACAACTGGATCCTTTTCGATGTTTTTTCGATATCCCAAACTCTCTCCGTTTAACGAATAAGTTTTACCGTTAGTGGAAAGAACATTGAGACTCAAAGCCATATCGAACAATCCCGCATAGGGGTCCAGTCCCGTCTTGAAGTTAAGATACAGTTCTGTTTTTAGATAAGGAGGAACAATGCGATTCTTGACTGTAAGAGCTCCCAGCGTAACGCCGGATACGTTGTTAGCTAGAGCAATAACTTGCTCATCAGGGTTATCCGAGGCCTTTTCGGACTTTGTGCTCAACTGAACAAGCACAGAAGCCAAATAAATGGGTCCTTTACCGCCTGCTTGATTCTTGACCATTGACGGGAACATTTCCATTCCTTCGTAAATATGATTAGAGAACAAAATCGGAACCTTTGCCTTTGCGGCTTTGTAGGTAATAGTTCTCATCATAGACTTCATAGCTTTCGCTCTTTGTCCGACGTCTGCAGCATCTTTGCCCTTACGGGCATCCTCAATTTCTTTGGAAGATGCTAAGTTGCCCAATGAATCGATAGAAACGATAAACTTGTGGTCTGGATTATTCGCTGCAATAATATTGTCGAGAAACGAACAAATTTGATTTCTGCATTCTTCGATAGTCTCGACGGGATAGTATTTGGCTCGCTTCAGATCCATACCGACGTTTTTTGCGCTCTGTTTATCGACAGCTACTTCCGAATCCCAGATAACAGCAATATAGCCTTGTTTTTGGGCATTAGCAAGTGTCTTGTTGATAATAAGAGTTTTGCCTGCGCTTGATGGACCAGCAAACCCCACAATTCTTCCTCGCGGAATACCTTTGTATAAG